AGGGAGTTTTTGCGACTGATAAAGCCGCTTTAGAAACTACTTAAGAATAGTTTTTCTTTTATTGTTTGTTTTGGAAGCCCTATCATTAATTTGGTAGGGTTTTCTTTTTTTACTAAATTTGGTAAACAAATAAAATGAGTAATATACACGATAGCGCAATAATACACCCTAACGTAGTAATGGGTAAGAACGTACAAATAGGCGCGTTTTGTGTTATCGGAACAGAAGCGGAAATTAAAGGCGAAGATTGTCCAGGAGGTCGCGTTATCATTGGAGACAACACAATAATAAGGGAACACGTAACTATTCATTCATCAATGCACGAGGACAGGTGGACTAGAGTAGGTAATGATTGTTACATACAAGCTCATTCGCACATAGGACACGATGCGCATTTAGGCGATAACATTACAATAGCTTGTTTCGCTTGCGTTGGTGGTCATACTAGACTACATGAACACGTAAACATGGGCTTACATTCGGTAACACATCAAAGAACCACCATCTATAAAGGCACTATGTTAGGGGCTAATGCTTTCGCTAAAGGTGAATTAGAGCCGTTTAGCATTTACGTAGGAACACCCGCCAAAAGGATTAAATCAAATGATTATTTAATAAACAAATTGAAAGATAAAGACGAATGAAACTGGCCTTGCACTTATGCGTTTATAAACGCCACGATTTAGAGAAGATAGTAATAGACTATTACAAAGGCCTACAAAAGAAGTACAACTTTGATATAATTGTAGGGGGTAGCGAGGGCGCAAAGTCTAGGGCCGCTGCAGAAGGCTGTATTTATTATGAGATACCAAACAGGCCTATAAGCGATAAGCATAATAAACTATTAAAACATTGTAAAGACTATGACGGTGTTATAGCTATTGGAAGCGACGACCTAATAGACGAAAAGACTTTTAAGCATTACTTCAAACGTGATCCAGCTTTAAACCGTTGTTACTCATTCAATGACGTTTACTTTTATAGAACATCAGACAACAAACTAAACTACTATAAAGGGGGTATTTGTGGGGCTGGTCGATTCTTTACAAAGGCGTGTTTAGACCGTATGAATTACGAGATATGGGAAAACGGGCGAGATACCGGAATAGACCGAAGCGGTTATATGAGAATGATTAGAGGCGGTGTTATACTTAAAAATACAACACTCCCAGAGAATGACTTTTTTATAGTTGACGTTAAGCATACCGTTAATATTAGTTCACATTCGATAGTAGACGCGGGCGACAAAGTAAACTTAAACAAGTTCTATAAGCGATTCCCAAAGGAAACAATAGATAGGATTAAGGGGTTAAGCGAAACCGTAAACAATCCAGTAGAATACGAAGATAACGAGATGGTAGATTTTATTGGCAATGGGTCAAGTAATCACTTAAAAAACGGATGTTATACAATGGAATACCACCAAGCAAAAGTATTAAAAGATAAGGGTTACGGAATTATATTATGAACTTTGCACTAATAGGACTAGCGGGGTACATAGCCCCAAAGCATTTGAACGCTATAAAAGAAACCGGTAATAACTTAGTAGCCGCGTTCGACATATCTGATAGTGTTGGTATAGTAGACTCTTACTTTAATGATGTTGAGTTTTTTACTGATGAGTATAATTTTTGGGACTTCTTAGGGGGTAGAAAAGACATTAATTTTGTTGTAGTGTGTTCCCCTAACTTCTTACATTATCGTAATATAATGACGGCTTTATCTTATGGCATAGACGTAATTTGTGAAAAGCCAATAGCATTAAATAATAAAGAAGTCGAAGCGATTAAAGAATATGAGTCAGTATTTGACAGTAGGGTTTATGGAATATTACAATCAAGGTTACACCCTTCATTAATAGAGGCTAAAAAGAACCTATCAAGAGAAGGTAATACTATTATAATCAACTACGAAACCAATAGAGGCAAATGGTATAATAAGTCTTGGAAGGGTGATCCGTCTTTGTCTGGTGGTCTAACTATGAACATAGGCATCCATTTATTTGATATGTGTATATGGATGCTAGGGGAAGATGAAACGATAGACACCACAAGCATAAGTTATAGTAATGGTAATGGTTACATAGATTTTGATAAGGGTAGCGTAGAGTGGAACTTATCAATAGATTCCAAAAGAGTAAGAAGATTAATAAGAGTAAACGGAAAAGAAATTGATTTTACTAAAGGGTTTACCGACCTCCATACTTTATCTTATCAAGAAATATTAAAAGGAAATGGGTTTGATATTAACGAATGCGAAAAGGCTATTGATTTAGTCAACAAGATTAACTATATTTGAATTACTTATTTCATAGTAGGTAATTGTTTTGCTCTTCATAGAAAGACTCGTTTAAAAGCGAGTCTTTTTTTATCCCTTCTTTTTAACAATATTCTTAATATCCTTCTCAAGCAACTTTAGGGTCTTTTTCCAATTCTTACGAACAGCTGGAAAAAAGTAAGGTTTAGCGGTTAGGTTGGTAGCTCGTTTTAGTGGTGTTGATTTAAACTGTTCCGCATAACTACTTGGGATACCTAAATCGCGCATGTCTTTTAAGCTTGACTTGCTGAATTTATGCCTTGTCCCCCACTCAATAAACGCTCCATAGGTAGCACCTACAATAACGTCGTAGACTGATTTCTTTTGTTTATTGGCTCTAATGCTTAATCTTAAATGCGAATCGTTTGCGGGTGTCTTCGATGCCGCTTCGTTTGCCGTTTTTTGTGAGCTGACGCGTAGTCTTAAGTCAACCTTTTTATTAAAGTCTTTAAAGTTTTCTAACTTAGATGTTAGTAATCTTAAGTCCTTCTTATCTACTTTAACGCTTAAACCCTTCTTACCCAATGCTTGTGCCTTTTAATGTTATTGTATCAATGTCGCTCCTTAAAATAGCGTTCACCTTGAATTTAAGGTCGCTATCATTATCTAGCTCCCCTATGTCGCCTTTCAAAACAGATTCAACCGCTTGCCTTCTGCATACTATTGTATAGTCAGTCTTTAAGACGTTTTGTCCTGACTGTTGGCTTATATCACCACTATCTCTAATTACTTGCGCCCAGCACGTCAATAGGAATGCTGATGTCGAAGCAGAACCGCCCGCGCTATCGGTTACCCTTGTCAGTCTATTAAATGTTATTTTATCCCTTAGCTTACCAGAATTAATCATATAAACATATATTTTAAACCCGACACTCTTTGTCTTGCGTCTATTGGCAAAAGGCTAACCGTTCCACTTACAAAGTCCTCGCGGTTATCGTAATAAGTAGATACAAGCATTTTAATAGCTGTCTTTAGATCGTCATTAGTCATTCCGGATGTTACAAAAACTATCTCTATATTTTTGGCTGGGTAAGAGGATAATTGAATATACTTGTCATCAAACCCATACGCGGTATAAGGCAAAGCGATTGCATTTGATATAACGCTAGTTATAGAAGCTATCGGAGGAAATGGTAAGTTTATGCACCCATCGATAGACGAAGGAAACCAGTAAGAACGAGTCTTAGCAACTATATCGCGGCTCAAATATGTTTCTAAAGCCTGGCGAGCTGATACGATCATTGATGTTATCAAGTCGTCATCTGCGCTAGTGTCAATTCTTGCGTACTCCTTTGCTTCTGTTAGCGTTACAATTTCGCTACCGTCCGTTGAGTCTATTTTAATTTGGTGCATCCTTAGTCTCGTTATCTAGTTTCAACTCTTTTGTTGAGTACGCTTTTTTAACTTCCTTAGCTAAACCCCTTCTAATAAGTTTTTGGCCTTGCTCTTTTGTTAGCGTGTGCTTTGTTCCCAAATCTCTATGGTCACCAAAAGCATAAGTCTTTTTTAATATTTCAACTTTCATACCCAAATTTAAGAAAAAAACAAGGGCCATTTAATAACTATCTTTGTTCTAATGGCTACCATTAACGCTTCTAACATTGGTGTAACTATAAATGAAACCGAAATAGGGCGTTCTGATGCGCTTGCTTTTGACTTAGGGACTGATCTACCTGATGCGAGTAGTCGCGGAGGTTTAGGGTGGGCTGAACACATACAGGGAATTAAAAACGCATCTTTAAGTATTGCTGGACTAACTGATTATAGTCAAAACATAAATTACAATGAGTTTGCGGCCTTCGTTTTAACTGGCGAAGAAGTTAGTTTTGAGTTTGTGTTTGGTGACATTAGATTTTTAGGTGTTGGAAGGTTAGAAAGCATTGAACAATTAGCGACTTTTGAAGATGTAGCAAATTATAATTTAGAATTAGTGGTTAATAATGCGACTACATTAATTCAAGGATTTTGGATTCTACGTAATGGAATTTGGGAGGACTTGGGTATATGGTTAGATTCTGGTTTATGGATAGATTAAATAATATAAAATGGCAATAGCAGATATAGCAGCAAACGAAACAGGCGCAAGCTCAAGAGCAAAGATTAACTCGTCTTTCACAGAGGCTAACAAGATAATCAATAATGAACTGGTAGAAGTTGACGGTAGCAACGCGATGACAGGCGCGCTCAATATGGGTAGTCAAAAGATAACGAGTTTAGCTGAGGGTACTTTGTCGACTGATGCGGTTAATAAAGGACAACTAGACGCGTCTCAATCGTTAGACACCTTGCAAGCCGTAACAGATAGGGGTGCAACCACGACTACTGCGGTTTCATTGGCGGGGGTTACCATAACAGGGACGTTGGCGGCTACTAGCACAGTAAGTACCGAAGATGGGCTTTATGCCTTTGGTGCTGTCCCTTATTTACAGTTAGAAGATACTCATGGAACAGGGGCACAATTAGCAAACTTTAAAGTTCAGGTGTATAATGGTGATTTTACTATTATAGATGTTAAGAACTCAAGCACAACAAGATTTACTTTAGATAATGATGGTAATATTGCGGTTGGTGGAACGCTAACAGCCTCAAACCTATCAGGAACTAATACAGGCAACCAAACTAGTATAGTCGGTATCACAGGAACAAAAGCACAATTCAATACTGAATTGTCTGACGGAAGTTTCTTGTTTTCAGGTGATATAACTCAATACACAGATGCTGACGTTAGGGCTACTTTATTAACGGGGTTGAGCGTTGTAACGGGCGGAAGCGTATCAGCTACTGACAGCGTTCTTGTGGCTTTTGGAAGGCTTCAGAATAGGGTTGCTCTAAACGATGTAAAAGTATCAGATATTAACCACAACGTGACAACTAATTTATCCTTCACAAGATCACCCACAACGGTAACGGTAGCATCTAGTGATGGTACTAATGCCATACTGCCCGAAGCCACGACATCTCTTGCGGGGGTATTGGGATCAGGTAAATGGAATGAGATTGTAGCCAATACAGCAAAAGTATCTAATGTAACACAAACAATAAGCCTTACGGGAGGGGTCACAGGATCGGGAACAGGCTCATTTGCAGCAACCGTAATTACAAACGCAAATTTAACGGGACACATTACAAGCGTAGGAAACGCATCTGTACTAGGCTCATTTACCGTTGCCCAACTGAGTACGGCCTTATCTGACGCTACTCTAAGCGGAAATAACTCAGGAGATCAAACTAGCATAGTAGGCATTACAGGAACAACGGCACAATTCAATACTGCCTTGACTGACGGTACGTTTGCTACGAGTAGTGACTTAGGTGGTTATTTACTAAACACTACTGATACGTTTACCGGCACATTAACTGTAACAGGAGCAATAACTACTAGCTTAAACGCAACCTTTGGAGGGTCTGTTTTTATTAATGGATTTACAAACCCTAGCACTCAATATTTATCATTTAGGAATGGGTTTATTCCAAGTGCATCAGGAGGAATAGGGTTAATGGTAAAAGACCATAGTGGTTCAAGTAATGATGGATTAGCTTTATATGGACACGATGGGATGAGTTTCTATACTGCTCAAGTAGAAAGAATGCGTATTGATGCTAGCGGCAACGTCGGGATCGGGACGACTACTCCAACTTATAAACTAGACGTATCAGGAACTATAAGAGCTACTTCAACAGTAACGTCGGATGCTTTTAGGTCAAATGCCGATTCGGTTGAATGGAGTTTAATGTTTAGGAATGATGCTAACCCCGCTTTGTACGTTCAGAAACTAACAGGTCAAATCGCTTCGTTTAGATATGGCTCTTCAGGGGCAGGAGATGGAACTGAAGTGTTGGCAGTCAATACAACAGGCATTGCAGTAACAGGAGCAATAACAGCTACTACTGATCTTGGTGTCGGTGTCGCTAGTCCATTGGCTAAAATACACTCTTTAGTAGGGTCTAGTGGAGCAACAAGGTGGTTATCAACAGCGTCTTTAATACTAGAGTCTAGTAGCACAAACATACTTAACTTCTTAAGTACGGCAACCGCTGAGAACTATATTATGATGTCCAACCCTAATAGTACAACAGCGGGGTATATTCTATTTTCAAACGCTACAAACGACTGGACTTTCGTGGGGTCGGGAGGTGTAACATTTTCTTCGGGTATTGACGTAACAGGAACAGCAACGGCAACTAGCTTTTCGGGTAGTGGGGCTTCACTTACGGGCGTAATTGCAGCGGGCACAACGATTACTACCGTTAATGATAGTGTTTATTACAATGTACCTTTTACAGACGGCACAAATTCTTTTTATAAGGATACAACAGGCAGTTTAATGGAATACAACCCATCAATGTCACGGCTGAGATTAAGCTCTATTGAATGTGCGTCAGGAATTATAACGGGAACACCGACAGGTGGAACGGGCGCAGGAATTTGGAAATTAGGAATCGCCAAATCTTTAACGGTAACACTAAAAACAACGAATTACTTAGAGGTATCCATTGATGGGCATGGCTATCGTTTGGCCCTAGTAAATTAAAAGCATTATATTTGTAACATGGAAACGACAAAAGAACAAGCATTAGAATTGATTTCTAAATTACTTTCTCATAAACCATCTTGTAACATAGACTTTAGTGATGGTTATAACGTAAGGGTATGTTTAGGCATAATCGAAAAAGCATTTAAGGAATTAGATGAGCTTGAAAAAGTAAAACCAGAGAAAAAGTAATTTAACAAAAACCAACACTAAAGCCCTTCATTGGGCTTTTTTTATGCCTAAATAAAAATAGTTTACTTATCGTTAAACTTTACGGTAAATTTAACGTATTATTGTATAACAAAACGATAACACTATGAACAACTTAATAAAAACAAGCCAAGCAGAAAGAATATGTAATTGGGTTGATAATTTCAAGGGCATTATAAAAGATGACATTATTGAAATAGATACAGATGTCTTTGGTTTTACTTATTGGAGTACACGAGGCAATAGGAACGTGCAAACGGATAAGGAGTATGTCTATAATGAGTGGACTTTATTTGCCGTTATAGATTCATGCGCAAGCGTTAAGGATGGAGAAGTAACTATCTATTCAAACTGTATTGATTCCCTTGACCTGTACGACACCGAAGGACAAGAGCAAGCCTTAACGGTAGACCAACAAAGAGAACTAGAAACAAGCATTTTAAAAACTATACTATGAAACGGCAAATAAAAAACACAATACAGGAAGCCCTAATAAAGTTATACGATAGCCTTGATAACATAGATAGAATGAATGATAAGGACTGGGCAATAGTTGACGCGGCCAAAGAAATAGGGCTTAAAGATTGGGCTAAAGAAAAAGAAAACGATATTGAATCAGAAAGAGGATGTAAAAGCTAAAATTATGTATAAAACAGGAGACAGATTAAACGAGAATCAGAGTCACTTTATAATCTCAAATCTAAACGTATCAAAAGAGATTGAAAGCGTTAAAGGTAACGACAATTACAAAGCGGGTAGCACAAGTATTAACAGCGCATTAAGGGGTGTTTCATTGTCAGAGAATACGGCAAAGATTATCAACCACTTTAATAAACTAGCGGAACAAGCGCAAGCCAAAAGGAATGATATCAGATAAAGAACAGTTTAAAAGAATCAAGCGAATAGAAAAAGAATTAATCAAACAAAGTAAGATAATTGCTTTAGCGATTAGGCTTGCGATAAACATAAGACAATGAAACTATACGAAAAACTACTGAAAATTCAAGTGCATGTTTTAGGGCTATCTAAAGACAAGAAGTCGCATAACTTTGAATATGTAACCGGCACTAAGTTATTGAGTCACATTAAGCCTAAAATGAATGAATTAGGTATAATATTAAAGCAAGAAGTATTATCTATTGACAACGAAAGACAAGACTATAAAACCAAGTATGGCGAAAAGTCTGAAATACTTTCAAAGGTAATGATGCGCTTTACGTGGATAGACTGCGAAACAGGCGAAAAAGATGAAAACCTATTCGGTGCAAACGGCCAGAATGATTGGGAAAAGGGTTTGGGTTCTGCGTTGACTTATGCCGAAAGATACTTTCTTTTGAAGTTCTTTCATATCTCAACAGATGAGGACGACATTGATAACCCAGACAGAAAGACATCAAAGCCAATAGAAGCCAAATCAGAACCCAAAGCGAAGCCGTATTTAAAGGAAAATTCTAAAGAGTGGGCTAATTGCGTTAGGGCTTTAAAGGCTGATAAGACAATGCAAGACCTATTAGAATATTATCAAATATCAGGGACTTTACAAGCAAAACTAATAACAGAATCGCTATGAAAAACACACTATATCAAATCGAACAAGACTATCACTCTTTAATGAATGAGATTGAAGAATCAGAAGGTGAACTTAGCCAAGACGTACAAGACGCGTTAATTATTAACGAAGGGCAACTACAACAGAAGTCTATTAGTTACTTAGAAGTGATTAAAACTAAG